GCAATAACGACCGGGATCGGGCGATCGGTCTGCTGGCTGAGTACGCGATGACAAAATGCGACAAGGTTGCCGCACTGCGTAAGCTCGGTGCCGCGGTTAAACCTCAGGTGATGCACCAGTTGGCCACCTTCGCTTTTGAGGACTATTCCCGCAGCGCTGCCAGCGTGAAGCAGTGCGATTGTTGTGACGGTCAGGGCTTCATTGAGGCTGACGTGTTTACCAATAAATTCCGTAAGCCAGAAGGGAAAATGACCGTGTCCGGGATGGTGAAGGTCAAAGAATCCATCAAAGTGCTATGCAAAAAGTGTAATGGCTCTGGTGTGGTTAGTGCTTCTTGCAGTGATTGCCATGGGCGCGGCAAGGCAGTGAACCAGGCTCTTACTGAGAAACAGGGCGTTCCTGTTCTGGCTGACTGTAAGCGCTGCGGAGGGCGTGGGTATGAACGACTTCCGTCGACTGAAGCCTATGCTGCTGTATGCCAGATTACTGACGCCATTAGCCTGGACACCTGGAAAAAGTCTGTTAAGCCATTCTACGACCTGCTGATCACGAAATTTGATATCGAAGAGTCCTGGGCCGAAAAACAGCTTAAGCAGATAACGCGGTAACGCCTATAGCGATAGCCTATGATTTTGTCTTGGGCTATTTACTTTTCCCGAATCTGTGTTAATTTTGTCCCAACGATGGGTTAATGCCTTCGTTTCAAGCCCTGCGGATAACACCGTGGGGTTTTTGCGTTTCTGGAGACAGCAATACCAAGGTTCGAGACATTCAGGTAAAATTGATGCATTACAGGATGTGAGGTTGGGGAATGAATAATCTACCCGATGATTACTTTTTGGATGCGGACGACGAACTCGTTGCTTTTCTGGAGAAGCAGGGCGAGGATTGTATACGCGAAATTCACCAGTCCAACGCACTAAACAAAGAAAATGGCCAGAAGTTATTGAGTATACTCATTGCTGGCGTGGGCTCGTCATTTTTGTTATTAACGCAACGTACAGGTTTTGATTACCTCACCGCTGGAATGTCTGTTTTTTTAGTCTACTGGGCAATGTGTGCGGCTTATCTTGTTCGCCGCGTCCTCGTTGTAAGGTCACGAGCTCTCGTGTCATCGACACCCTATGCGCTTTACCATGATGGCTATAAAGGGTTTACTGAAGATGATTACACTGGTTTTGAGTCGAAAGGATTTTCAGGAAAGCGTTCAACATTGAACGTCTTGCGGCGCTACCGGCTTGCGGATTTAACCAGAATGGCTGAAATTAGTAAAAAAGAGAATGCCAGAATAGGCCGAGAACTAGAAAGGGTAAGGATCGCTACAATCCTCACCCCTGTTTGTGCACTTGTAATCTCAGTACTTACTTACCTTTTTTTCTGATGTTTTCAGCAGAATCGGCAACAAAGGTATAACCTGTCCTCAGATTTCTTTCGGCTGGCTGTGGAGCCGGTTTAGGCTGTGGTGCGGGTTGAGGCTTATTTTCTCCAGATGGTTTGTTTGATTCACTCATATAATTCTCCATGTTTGATAGGGTTATTTTTGGCGATTTAACGATATCAAATACAGTGATTTGCTGCTAGAGCATGCACTTATCTATAACTCGCCCCGGCACCCGCTGGGGCTTTTTTATTTCCGGCTCACGGTAATCATCCGCTACGTGCTTTGTTGATAAATCCAACCCGTGAAGCCTGAGCCTATTTCCCCTCATACCTGAGAGGACTCACAGCAATTAAGAGGGGGCTAAATGTCCGATCCAATTTCCGGTACTGGGCTGGCTGGTGGTGCCCTGACGGGTGCCAGTGTTTATGGACTGCTGACCGGAACTGATTACGGCGTTGTATTTGGCGCATTTGCAGGGGCTGTATTCTACATAGCAACAGCAGCGGATCTGAGCGCATCGCGCCGACTGGCATATTTTATCGTGTCGTATATTGCCGGGATCCTTTGCTCTGGGTTGGTTGGCTCCAAGCTGGCAAGCTTGACCGGATACAGTGATAAACCTCTGGATGCCATTGGTGCCGTAATCGTATCTGCTTTAGCCGTTAAGATCCTGACGTTCCTGAATAATCAGGATATCGGGTCGCTGGTGGCGCTCATAACGCGCCGGGGAGGTTCAGGTGGAGCTAAATGACCCGACAGCAACTATAAACGCGCTGTTATGTGCTTGTGTTGTTATTACTCTGATGTTTTATCGTCGTGGTGATTCGCGGCATCGTCCTTGGGTTTCACGTTTAGCCTGGCTGATTACTGTTACATACAGTGCTGTTCCGTTGGCCTATCTCTGTGGGATTTATCCCCATTCCTCATGGCCCATTATCGTGGCGAATACTATTTTTCTTTCCGTGCTGGTGGCCGTCAGAGGCAACGTTGCACGCCTGGTTGATCATCTGAGGCACTAATGAACCAACAATTATTTCAAAAGGCGGCTGGTATCAGCGCCGGACTGGCTGTGCGCTGGTTTCAACCAGTAGATGCAGCGATGAAAGAATTCGGCATTACAGCACCCGCGGATCAGGCCATGTTCATCGCTCAGGTAGGTCATGAGTCTGGTGGCTTTAGCGCTGTAGTTGAAAATTTGAACTACACACCATCTGCGCTGGTGGCGACGTTCGGAAAGAGGATCACACAGCAGCAGGCTGATGCCCTTGGCAGAACATCCGGACATGCAGCTCGTCAGGATGCTATTGCCAATCTGGTGTATAGCAACCGCCTGGGTAACAAAGCGCCCGGCGACGGCTGGAAATATCGCGGCAGAGGGTTAATTCAAATCACTGGCCTCGACAATTATCGCACCTGCGGGGCTGCTCTGAAGTTAGATTTGGTGACTTCACCTGAACAACTGGAACAGGAACTACAGGCTGCGCGCTCAGCTGCATGGTTCTACACCTCTAAAGGCTGCATGATCTACGGTGCCGATATTAATCGTGTTACTCGCATCATTAACGGCGGTCTGAACGGTATTGAGGATCGTAAGGTCCGATACAACAAGGCGCGGGCGGCGCTGCTGGTATGAAGATGAGTTATTGGGCGCTTATTTTAACGTTTATTGCTTGTATTGCTGGTGGTCTTGTCTGGTCAGCGAATCATTACCATGGAAAGTTTCTGGAGGAACAGCGGCGCGCTGACGATGCAGAACAGCGCGCTGATTCCTTTGAGACCATCACCGCGAATGTCCTGCGCACCGTAGCAATAACGAACATCATTCTGGAGACAAATCAATATGCCAGGCAGCAGATCGCACTGGAGTCACAGAGAACCGAGAACGATATCAAGGCTGCTGTTGCGGATGATGATTGTGCTGTTCGTTTTGTGCCTTCTGGCGCAGTTAAGCGGCTGCACGACTACGCGAACGGTCTACGTTCCAGTTCCGGTGGTTCCGTTACCAGCCAACCTGACGGCTGAAACACCCCAGCCAGATTTACCCGATCCGTTTACGTGGGGAGCAAGCCTTAACCTGAATGTTGCGTTGTTGTCAGCGTTAGCACAGTGCAACAGGGATAAGGCTGATATCAGGACTTTCGAGAACAACAGGGCAGGACAAACAGATGGCACGATTAAACGTTGAAGTTATCCCACCAGACAGCGAGGTGCTGAACGGGATTTTTGCAGAGATTGAGCGCAAATATGCGCGTCAGCCGCTGACGCCAAAAGTAATTGATGAAATGCAACGCGAAGCGACGCGCCTTGTACGGCGAATGATAACCACAAAGGTTACGTTCGTCCGGGACTGACATTACAGAAGCCCTTCACTGAGGGGCTTCGATAATGGAGCACTGGGATTATTCATGAACAGACCACACCCACCAGCGCATTTTACGATGCCACCTGACCCGAAGCCTTACATCAGCATAATGCCCGCCATTGACGTTGGCGAGTGGCTGAATCAGCACATCCTGAGCGATGAGGGTGACCTCTACAACCCTGACCACCAGCATTTGCTTGAAGCGGATCTGTGCTTTCTCTGGGCGTCGAACACTTTCGAGAAGAAAGGGCGGTCCGTGCTGGGGCAGGCGGAAGAAGTGGCAATGCGGGCTGGAGGCTGGCAGAAAGCGCGGATGGAGCAGCAGATGTATGAATGGTTCGGCAGGGTGCCGCAGTTCATCATCACGCTGGCCGCCGATTACTGCTCGCAATGTTCCGATCTGGAATTCTGCGCGCTGATAGAGCACGAGCTTTATCACATCTGCCAAGCGACAGATGAATTTGGTGTGCCGAAGTTCACGCAGGAAGGGCAGCCAAAGCTGAAGCTGCGCGGCCATGACGTGGAAGAGTTTGTGGGCGTGGTTCGCCGTTACGGTGCGAGCCGTGATGTGCAGGAAATGATTGATGCGGCGAATCAGCCAGCGGAGGTTGCTCATCTCGATATTGCCAGAGCTTGCGGGACGTGCATGCTGCGACTGGCTTAAAACTGGACTGAATAAGACGAATGGTGATTTATGGCTGCATTAAAACCTGATGTGAAAGCCTTCATCATTCAGTCGCTTGCGTGCTATGACACGCCGACGCAGGTGGTTGAGGCTGTCCAAAAAGAATTCGGGATCAAGATCACCCGCCAGCAGGCTGAATCTCACGACCCCACGAAGGCCAGCGGTAAGACGCTCGCCAAAAAGTGGATCGAGATGTTCCACGCTACGCGCGAACGGTTCCTGACCGAAACCAGCGACATTCCGATCGCGAACAAATCCTATCGCCTCCGCGTGCTTGACCGCATGGCAACCAAAACCGAGGGGATGAAAAACTTCTCCCTGACGGCGCAGCTGATTGAACAGGCCGCGAAAGAGGTTGGCGACGCTTACACCAATAAGCTGAAGGTTGAAAGCACTGGCAAGGATGGCGGCCCGATCAAGACCGAGACGACCAACCTCACCGCAGATCAGGCCGCAGAGATTTACCGCAAGATGATGGGGTGATAGCCGCATGTTGCGGCTATGGATTCTAGGCTTGTTTTGGTCGAGTAATACGGCCAAGAGCTTTAATTGCAGCGACTTTGACGTTGTGATTTAGATCCGAAGATAAATCAAGTAAGCGATTTACATGAGCTGGCGTTGCTGAAGCACTCTCGCCGAGAGCATAAATTGCAGACAATTTTACTTCGTTGTTAAGGTCGTTGGTTAATTCCAACAACTTAGCGCTAACTGCTGGTGTCATAAAACCTCCTGTAATTGGTACATAAACAATATCAACTTTGTTACGCAAAAACTCAATGCCTGGAATTGTTTATGCCTCTTCCGTTTGAATTCGATTTCAGAAACCCTGATTACCAGATGGTTTTTGAATGGCGGATGGAGCGCTTACAGCGCATTCGCCAGAACCCTGAAATGCTGCCAGCACTAAAGCAGTTTTACCGCACCAACCCGGCACAGTTCATCATCGACTGGGGTATGACTACTGACCCGCGTAACATCGATTATGGCCTGCCGGTCACAATCCCTTTTCTGCTGTTCCCGAAACAGGAAGAGTGGATTCACTGGATCATTGAGCGGCGCGAACGACTGGAGAACGGCATCACCGAAAAGAGCCGCGAAATGGGGCTCAGTTGGACCGCGATCGGGCTGGCCTGCTCGCTTTGTCTCTTCAACAAAGAAATGGTTATCGGTTTCGGCTCCCGTAAAGAGGAATACGTCGACAGCACCGGTGACCCGAAGGCGCTGTTCTGGAAGGCGCGAAAGTTCGTGGAAACACTGCCCATCGAGTTTCGTGGTTCGTGGGACGAGAAGAAGCATGCGCCGTATATGCGCGTTGAGTTTCCAGATACTGGCGCGGTTATCAAAGGCGAGGCTGGCGACAATATCGGACGTGGTGACCGTACCACGCTCTACCTGGTGGATGAAGCTGCATTCCTCCAGCGTCCTCTGTTGATTGATGCGGCGCTGTCGCAAACCACCCGTTGCCGTATTGACCTGAGCTCGGTTAATGGCATGGCGAACCCGTTCGCGCAGAAGCGCCACGGCGGAAAAATACCAGTATTCACATTCCACTGGCGAGATGACCCGCGCAAGGATGAAGAGTGGTATCGCAGGGAGTGCGAGAAAATCGACAATCCGGTGGTGGTGGCGCAGGAACTTGACCTGAACTACAGCGCATCTGCGGAAGGCGTCCTGATCCCGTCCGACTGGGTACAGGCTACCGTCGACGCGCATATCAAACTTGGTATTCAGCCAACGGGCAAGCGACTGGGCGCGATGGACGTCGCCGACGAAGGCCGGGACAAAAATGCCTTTTCGACCCGTCACGGCTTCCTTCTGGAGAACGTGCGTGAATGGTCCGGCGTTGGCAGCGACATTTACCAGTCTGTTGAGAAGGTCTTCGGCTTTTGCGAACAGGACAACCTCGAAGAGTTTCGCTTCGACGAGGACGGCCTGGGTGCTGGCGTTCGCGGCGATGCGCGCGCCATCAACGAACTGCGTTACGCAGCGCGCCGACCGTCAATACTCGCCACACCGTTTCGTGGTAGCGGCGCGGTATTTGATCCGGACGATGAAGCGGTGCGCGGGGACAACGGACAGGCCGCACGCCTGAACAAGGACTTCTTCGCCAACGCCAAGGCCCAGAGCTGGTGGTGGCTACGCAAGCTTTTCCAGAACACCTATCGCGCCGTGGTTGAGGGCATGGCCTACAACCCGGACGAAATCATCTCAATCAGCAGCGCCATGGCGAGCAAAGACAAACTCATCATTGAGCTGTCGCAGCCGACCTACTCCATTAATGGCGTGGGGAAAATCGTTGTTGATAAACAGCCTGATGGCACCAAGTCGCCGAACCTCGCCGACTCGGTGATGATCAGCTACGCGCCAATGAATTCAGCCCTGAACATCTGGGAGCTGCTAGGGAGACAGGCCTGATGGCACGAAACAAGCAATCCTCTCAGCGAACGGCACAGGCCACCGCTGACGGCTACGAGAACTTCGTCGCCCGCGTTGGGATGCAGACGCCTAACCAGCATTCAGCATCGACCTACCGGGCGAACTTCACCAGCCGCAACCGCATGCTGGTGGAATGGTCATATCGCGGTTCGTGGGTTATCGGTGAAGCGGTCGACGCTATCCCGGACGATATGACCCGAAAGGGCATTCGCATCACTTCGGAGATTGACGCCAAAGACCGTGGCACCCTCGAAGCGCAACTGGATGAGTTGCAGATCTGGGATGCGCTGAACGACGTGCTGAAATGGTCGCGCCTCTACGGCGGCGCGGTCGGCTTCATCATGATCGAGGGGCAAGCACCAATGACCCCGCTGCGACTCGAAACCATTGGTGAGGGCAAGTTTAAGGGCATTCTCCCGCTCGACCGCTGGATGATTAACCCGGTGCTGACACGCCGCATTAAAGAGATGGGGCCGGACCTCGGCAAGCCTGAGTTTTACGACGTGGTGACCACCGCAACGGGCATTCCGGCCTGGCGCATCCATCACAGCCGCCTGATCCGCTTTGATGGCGTCACGCTGCCATTCCAGCAGAAGATGACCGAAAACGAATGGGGAATGTCGGTTGTAGAGCGTATCTGGGATCGGCTTACTGCGTTCGATAGCGCTACTGTCGGCGCGGCGCAGCTGGTCTATAAAGCGCATCTGCGTACCTATAGCGTGGAGAAGTTGCGCGAGCTTATCGCGCTTGGAGGCCCGGCGTTCGAAGCGTTGCTGAAGAACATCGACCTGATCCGCCAGTTCCAGAGCAATGAAGGTATGACGCTCATGGACTCGCGGGATAAGTTCGAAACCCACCAGTACAGCTTTAGTGGTCTGGATGACATTCTTTCGCAGTTTGCTGAGCAGATCAGCGGTGCCGTTGGTATCCCGCTGGTACGCCTGTTCGGTCAATCCCCGAAAGGCTTCTCTACTGGTGATGCAGACCTCGCCAACTATTACGACCGGGTGAGCTCATTGCAGGAGCGCCGCTTACGACTGCCGATGCGCCGGATACTGGACATTATGCACCGCTCGGAACTCGGAAAGCCGCTGCCGGACGATTTCACGTTTGAGTTTAACCCGCTATGGCAAATGTCAGACGTTGACCGATCAACGGTAGCCGTAAACACCACCAACGCGATCAGTACCGCGCTGGGCGACGGATTGATGACGCGTAAGGCGGCGATGACCGACCTGCGCGAAAACTCTGACGTCACCGGCATCGGGGCATCCATTACCGACGAGGATATCGAGAATGCCGAAGACGAAGCGCCGCCAGGCATCGGCGAACTTGGCGACAAACCGCCAGAGCCGCCAGGCGGAGATCCGATATCGAACGAGCCTACGGCAGATAGCGCGGGCGGTCGGGGATATCGTAAATGGTCGCTACGATGGTTCAAACGATAGCGTCACCGAAATAATGGATGCGCTGGAGCGCTACAGCGAAATCATCACCCCCTGGGCGACTAAGGTTGCTGAGAGCTTCACCGCCGACATTGCGCGCCAGAATGAAAAGCAGTGGCGTCAGCACAGTCGGAACATCAGCGCAGAACTACGCAACATGGTCGACCGCGCCCCGGTAGGCCAGGTGATGAAATCCATCGTCGCCGAGCAAATTAAGTACATCAAATCTCTGCCTCTTGAGGCCGCCGATCGGGTGTATGACATTCAGAACAAGGCCATCGAGGCTGTAGTAACTGGTGGCCGCGCTGAGCCATTCGCGAAAGAGATAGCTGCTTCCGGTGACGTGTCACGCTCACGAGCGAACCTTATCTCCCGGACTGAGCTTGGGCGCGCAACCGGTGCATTGGATCAGGCGCGTGCGCTGTCAATCGGCTCGAATGGTTATATCTGGCGTACAGCCGAAGATGGCGACGTCCGGCATTCTCATCGAGAGATGGAAGGGAAGTTTGTCGAATGGGGCCGACCTCCAACGCTTGACGGCATGACCGGTCACGCTGGCGAGCTCCCGAACTGCCGCTGTTACAAAGAAATCGTCTTCCCCAACCCTCATTCTTATCTCGCCTGAATCGCAGGTAAACCATGAAATATTTTTTCAATACCCGGCTGGGGGAAACCCGTTATCAGCTGGCTGACGGCTCGCTGCTGTGCAAAGACGTGCCGATAGGTCGAACGGGTAAGCAGCTTTACGGCGCTGCCGATCTGCCAAACCTCAAACCCGACAAGCTCGGCGAGATAGTCGTAACGCGCTCTCCTGATCAGGTATTCCATCCGGCCACGCTCGCCTCATTCGAAGGGATGAGCATCACGATCCTGCATCCTGAAGATGAAAACGGGAATGTGCGGCTGGTCAACCCCGAGAACTGGAAAGAGCTTGCGGTCGGGCATCTTCAGAACGTTCGGCGCGGGACTGGTGATCAGTCTGATTTGATGCTGGCTGACCTTATCGTCAAAGACGAAAGCGCCATTCAGCTGATCGAAGATGGTCTGCGCGAAGTGTCGTGCGGCTATGACGCTGAGTACGAGCAGACCGAACCCGGAAAAGCCGAGCAGGTCGATATTACCGGAAACCATGTGGCTCTTGTCCCTAAAGGCAGAGCCGGAAATCGTTGTGCAATTGGAGACAGAGACACAATGGCAAATCAAAAGAAAAGCTGGTGGACCCGCATGCGCACGGCCATCAAAACGGGTGATGCTGACACCATGAACGAACTGCTGTCCTCTGCGCCAGCGGCGGGAACGGGCGCTGACGGGGATCTGCCGAGCGGCGTTAACCTCAACATTAATCTTTCACCGCAACAACCATTGCCGGACAAAAAGCCGGAAATGGGCGGAGAGCCAACCGGCGACGGCGAGGACGATATCAAAACCTTGCTCAAAGCCCTGCTGGCTAAGCTGGAAGGTACTGCAACGGGCGATAACGACGATAAGCCTGACGGCAAAGATAACAAAGACCCTACCGGCGACGGTGAGGACGACGAAGAGGAAACCACGATTACCGGTGACGCTGCTTATCGTGCCGAAGTTA